ATAAAACCACATTACAAAACCCAAGTTGGCAAGAGTGTGCATTTAAGCAAGGTAAACTTGGCGCACCAAGATGGAATAAAGATAACACAAAAGTATTAGTTAAATATGAATTAGCAATCGCTGATGGCACACATGCTCAAGTATCAGCAATTAGTGGTGTTACGGCTCTATCACATAGTGAATGTTTAGCTGAAATGAAAAAGGATGAATGGTCTGGTGAGTGACGATTTGAAAGATTACATAACTATAATAGCGTTTTTAGTGATAGTGCTTGGCGGGTTAGTGCTGCTTGGAAGTTGTGATAGTGGTTGGTCAGTTGTTGGCTATGAGGTATGAGTGAAGAGAAAACGTACAGGAGTTATGGGGTTACGAAACTTGATGACAATTATCGCATCAGCCTCAATATTAGGTGGCTTTTTCAAATTATTATCGGTGTGGGGTTCATTGTTATGGGATACTTGCGTATTGAAAATCGCATTGGAGAACTTGAGCAAAGAATGGAACTTGCTAATTCCAGAATTGAAGACCTTGTCAGTAAACATATAGAAGATGAAGAAGTAAAAATAACACAAATGCAAGAACAATTAGAATGGTATCAAACAGAACTAAACTTAAATCCCTTATCGTGGGGAAAGAAAAAAAGACGAAAAAAATAACCTTACCAAATGATTGGTGGGTTTCTGATTTAAGCGTTGAACTAGATGATATTGAACATACATATTTTATTAACAAAGAAATACGAAGAGTACGAGGTTGAAAAAAAATGGATTTTTTAGCGATTTACAGCGAAGCGGGTATGATAGGTGTCGTAGGGGCTTTGCTAGTGTTTATGGTTTACTCTATGAACAAAAGAGGGTCTGTGCAGGAAGGAAGTTTGCAAGACCTAAAAACAGAAAATAGAGGACAGAGTGAAACACTTGAAAACATGGAAAGTATGGTTATTAAGCTTATTAACCGGTGGAATAAAAGTGACGACAGGCTTGATAGAAAATTTGATTCACTTACGAAAGAAATTAATGATTTGGACAATCAAGTATCGGAAATAAAAGGAATTATCTCAAGGCTTAACGGGAAACACTAATGAAACTAAATACAAATATATCTATAGAAAACATTGTAACAATAATAGCGCTGATTTCTTCTATGATGCTAGCATTTGGATTTATGCAATATGACATTGACGTAATGAAAAAAGATTTACAATTAAAAGCAGATAAAGCTGAATTAGGAGCTGATAGAAAATTAATTACTTATAAACTTGATGTAATTATGGAAGATATTGAAGAAATAAAACAAACACTAAAAGAAAGGAAATAGTATGGATTTTATTAGCGATTGGATGAGTTGGAGTAACTTTTTTTATTTAATAGGTATAATACTTGCGGGGTATGCTACTGCTGTAACTGCAAAAAACAGAAATACATTTGTTCAAATACAAGAACTTGTTGATGTGCTAGAAGAAGCAAACAAAGATAAAAAAATAACTGCTGCGGAAAAAAAGAAAATAATGAAAGAAGTTTTAGACATTGCTAAAGCTATAATCCAAAGCAAATGGGCAATCTGGTCTAAATAATGGCAAGATTTGGAAAAAGGTCAAGAGAAAGACTAAAAGGGGTAGACCCTAGACTGGTTGTTGTGCTAGAACGAGTATGTAAACATTTTGATATAACAGTTATTGAAGGTTTACGTAGTCAAGAAAGGCAAAACGAATTAGTAGAGCAAGGGAAAAGTAAAACTAAGTTCGGTAAACATGTCCAAGGTAAAGCTGTGGATGTAGCACCTTACCCAATCGATTGGAATGCTAGGGACGATTTTCATTATTTAGGCGGGTTTGTTTTGGGTGTTGCTGCTAGCATGGGCGTAAAGCTGCGCTGGGGAGGAGACTGGAATGCTTCTAGCACGTTTCAAGGGAAAAGGACAACTAAAGATAATAATTTTGATGATTTAGTTCATTTTGAAATTTTAGATTAATTTTGCCAAAACAACCAAACGGAATAACTAAAAAACCAACTCAAGATGTTGATGGAAATCTTGTTGGTTGCAAAGAATGTCCCAATGAAAACATTAGAAAAGATGGGTTTCAATATTGGGCAAACAATAAAAAACGACAAAGATATTTTTGCCCTCAATGCGGTAAAAAAACATTAAATCCTAAAATATTAAAATATAGCGATTTTGCAGTTCAAGACTTACCAACAGAAGAAATGAACATTGAAGATATTATTGAATATCGCAAAAAAAGATACTTAAAAAAATATGATGCTTACAAACAAAGACAATTAATTGATATTAAAATTAATACTATGGGCCCTGTTGGTATTTGCCATTTTGGAGACCCTCATGTAGACGATGATGGAACAGACCTTGCAGAAATATATTCTTTATGTAATTTAATAAGAGAAACAGATGGTTTACTTGCGGGTAACCTAGGAGACGTTCAAAATAATTGGATTGGGAGATTAATGGCTTTACATAGTCAGCAATCAACGACAGCTAAAGAATCTTGGATGATTACAGAGCATTTTTTAAATAGTGTTGATTGGCTTTATTTAATAGCCGGGAATCATGATGTTTGGAGTGGTGATGGTGACCCTCTAGAGTTTATTATGAGAGATAAAAAAGCATTATACAAACAACATGGTGCTAGAATGAATCTTAGATTTCCAAATGGGAAGTGCATTAGAGTAAATGCTAGGCATCAATTTAAAGGTAATTCTATGTGGAATACTGCTCACTCTATAAGCAAAGCAGTACAAATGGGTTGGAGAGACCATATTCTAACTGCCGGACATACTCATGTTTCTGGCTATCAAGTTTTAAAAGACCCTGCTAGTGGGCTTATAAGCCATGCTATACAAGTAGCTTCATTTAAAAACATGGACGAATATGCTAATAAACTAGGATTAGATGATAAAAACATATTTAATGCGCCTGTAACTGTTATAGACCCCCAATATGATGATAATGACAATAGATTAATTACTTTATTTTTTAATCCATACGAAGGCGCAGAATACTTAAATTACAAACGTAAAAAGTATAAAAAATAAAAAAGGGTAAAATTGTAGCAATTTTGTAACATTTGATTAAAACATGTTACATATATGTGTCAAATTCTTTTAAGTGTTGATATTGTTGAATATTAGCTTGGCTCATAACCCAAAGGTCGGAGGTTCGAATCCTTCCCCCGCTACACTAAAAGCCTTCGTTTATCGAGGGCTTTTTTAGTTTCTAGAATTATTGTTAGTTTTGTTTGTCTTTCTTTGTAAGGTTTTTCGTTGTTACAAAAATGCTACACCTAATACAAAAATGTTACACCTTAAGGTATTTTTTTAATTATTGATTTTATTAAATCATAATTTTCATGGGTATATATGTCTGCATTTACTGCCTCACTTGAGTGTGCTAGAAGTTTTTTCCGGTCTTTGCTGCCTAATCCAGATTCTAGCATAACAGTATTAAAAGTGTGTCTAAGGCAATGTAAGTCAGCCGGTTCTTTATATCCTAACTCTATAAGTTTTGCTTGAAGTCTTTTTGTTGATTTGTCTCTATCGTATTTATCTGTATAAACATTTATAATATTTTGTTTTTTAAGCTTTGGGTGTAAGGGTATTTCTACAGGTACGTCTGCTTTATCTGTGTCATGTATTAATATTCTATCTTTTAAAACTTGAGAGTTAGTTAATGTACCTGCATCTTCGGCTCTAAGTCCTGTATAATAACATATGCTCCAAAAAGCCCTGTCTGAATCTTTTATATCTTTTGAGCTTAAAGCTTCTAGCACATATTGTACAGGTATAGGTCTTCTTTTTTTACCTTTGTGTTTTGGAATGTCTGGATTATTGCACGGATTTTCTTCATCATAGTATTTATATTTAATTGAGTACTCAAACATTAATCCTATTACTCTAACATCATCTTTTACAGTTTTTGGAGTCACCTTATCAATGTTTAGTCTATGTACAATATATCTATCTATGTCTTCAGCATCTATTGAAGCAAATGCTTTCCTGTTTTTGGACATCATCATAAAAGCGCAAAAATTATCTATATATTTTTGTTTTTGCTTTACATAATCAACACCTTTTCCTTCTTGTCGTTTGTCCATCATGTATTTTTTATATTTTTCACAAATGTCTTGCAAATCAATTCTTTGTTTTTGGGGTATTTTGTGTTTTTTAAAAAATAACTCTTCGTCCCATTTCCTTTTTAACATATTTGCTAGCTTAAGAGATGAAGTTCCGGTACTTCTCATAATTCTAAGGGGTGGCGTTCCGTGCGTGTACCACCAATTTGGACTGTCGCCTCTTTTATACAATCTACTCATTTAACAAAAACTGTACTTTTGATTCAACTATTTTGTTTTTCCAATCTACTTTATTATACGATATTGAATGCACAAAT